CCGAGGACTGGCTCGCGGCAATGAAATACTGCGCCATGCACGAGGTTGGTAAACACACCGGGTCCATCCTCCCAGAAGGGGACGACGACGAAGAAGCCGAAACCTTGGACGTCACCGAGGATTCAGACATCAAGTGGGTCCCTTATTTGGGAGATGACCCCACGTGCAACGCCGTCAACGCGGCGTGTGTGGGGTGGGAAGACTGGAAGCCCACCAACCCAGCGGAGGAGATGTTGAAACATGCCGTAGAAAAATGCGAATTGTAAGTAATGGACAACACACACAAACCGTGGGAGCCGGAGGGTTGGGACGCCTCAGAGCGCCCCCTCAAACTACTCGTTGTCTCAGGGGAATCTTCTTCGTCAGAGGACGAGGACGAGGACGAGGACGAGGAGCCTCTCATGAAAACCAGGACGCGCCCACCACCGAAATATAAGACTCTCGTTGTAAAAGAAGAACTCCTCCCAGAATAATTTTCTCACAATACAGTACAATTACACATGTCCGCTTCCGATCAAATCCAAGTCGTGACCAGCGAACTCTCCGAGCAATCCCTCAACTCCCTCGTCGCAGGTTTCTCTTTCGCGGCCGCGATGTCGTGGAACGACGTCGCGCGATATGTCATCACCCGCCTCATCCCGGGTCAGCGCAACACGGGCATCCAGTTCACCATGACTGCGATCCTCACGACGCTCTTGTCCATCCTCGTCTTCCTCGTCGTCTCTCGCTACGCCAAGGTTACGAAGCCGAAGCAACCGCTCTACGCGATCGCCCGCTAAGCGCCCAAAGGACGACGACACCGGCGAACACTGTGAACGCTATTGGAATGTATTTATCCCAATCATCCCACTCATAAACGTTCTTTCTCAATTCAGGAACGCTTATGGGCGGCGGCAACGCCCCGATGGTCTCCTCCTCGACGACCACCTTGGGCAGCCCCTCCAATTTATCGGTGCTCCCCTTGATTCTCACTTTCACGGCGACGTCCCTCTCGTCGAAATCCAGGGGAACCAATTTGTTATTCTCCTTATACAGCCACTCGAATTTCAGGCTCTTCACCTCCCTCTGTGGCCCCGTGGTGAACTCGTGGGTGAGGGCGTCGTCGTTCCCGTAGAAAACGTAGAAGGGTTGTTTCGAGGACGAGGAGGTGTCGACGTCGTTGTTCATGAACGAGCCGGTGTAATACGGGGAGTGTGCGTACACGTCTTGATTGAATGCATCGGACCCACTCGACACTTTGAGGACGAACGTCTTCGGGGCGTGAAAGATTTCGGGCGTCCCACTCGTGAGCGTCCCCCCGGTGGAGGTGACGTCGGAGGCGTTGAACCCGAAAATTTGGTTCGGGGTCGTACGCTCCCACGCGTTGGACGACCACCCGTCCACACCGGTGTTGAAATTGAGACTGAATTCGTGCGTGGCGCCGACGTTGGAGAAGACGAGTTTCCCCCCACTGTCGGCCACCTGGTCTATGGTTTTACACCCGGCGTCGTCGATGAGGGTCTGGAGTTCGGAGGCTAAATTCGTGAGGGTGTCCAGATTACCACTCGTCGGGTCGATGGTGACGTCGTACGTGCCCTTGTCGTCTTCCACGGTGAATTTATTGTTCGAGCCGTGAAACACCTTCGGGCGGGGCACGCGCGCGGAGACGACGTCGAGGTGGGTGACGTTGTAAATCGGGGTCTTGAGGTCGACGACGAAACTGTTCGAGGTGGGGTAGACGGTGGGATCGCGGTCTCCACTGTCGACGTCTAGGGTGTACACCTTCATTATAATTAAATCACAATTTTAATGAAGATGGATTGACGAGGAAAAAAAAGAATTTGGTTTAGTTGATTTGGTTGTGGAACGGGTTGTTCTCCAACTGTCTCTTCGCGAGGCTGAGACCGCTGTCCGTGGCCAATGGGTTGATGTGTCCCTTGAAGGCGTTGAACTTGTGGAAATCGGCTTGTTTGTAGTCTTGCATCCACCCCCCGTTCGCCGGTCCGGTGCGTCCGTCCACTCTGGAGGAATCGAATCGCACGGTGGTGGCCTTCCCACCTTGTTTGATCGGACCCTCTCTGACGTTCATCCTCCCCGGATTACCACCCGGGCGGGTGTACATCTGTCCTCTCTTATCTTCCGGTCGGAATCCCAATCGCATCAACTCATCGTTCGTCTTGGAGCGCACCTTCGCCGCCGCGCTCTCGGTGTACGCCCCGTGGAAACTGGAGATGCCCGGCTGCGCGTTGTTCACGTGGTAATACTGAGAGTGATTGCCGTCGGACTTAAACTTCGTGGGCATTTGTGGAATCTGCGGACCCGGGATGAATCTCTTCGCCGGGTTCTTGTCCAGACCATCGGCGCGCATCCCCGTCTGCGAGCGCACCGTCGGTCGCTTCGTCGTCTCGTGCTCCGACCTCGGAACGCGGCCGCTGAATCCCTGGCTCTTCCCACGCACCACTGGGAGTCTCTCCGGGAGGAACGCCGTCTTCTCCGGTCTGTTGAAGCCGACCTCGGACTCCAACGTGCGACGCCCACCCCGAACGTCGTGGCCGTGGTTCGACCGCCCTGGGAGCGTGGTCAACCTGTACTCCCCGACGTTCACTGGGTTGACGCGGAACATTTGCTGGTAACCGCCGTAGGCTGGGACGTCCGCTTGAACGTTCAGACCTGGGCCCACTAATTGTTTTTCCACTGGACCGATGTTATTCATCCGTCCTGAATCATACATTCGGTTTCGCATTTGAAGGATCTCACCCCCACTGCTTCGCTTTTGTGGGGCGATTTCAGCGAAATTCGGTTGTTCCTCCTTACCCTCCCACTCGGGAACACCCTCTTCGTACTCAATCTCCTCGACCGGTTCCTCGCGGAGAAGGGGCGGCGCGGGCGCTTGTTGGGGTGGCTCCTCGACCTCGCCTTCGCCCATTTTTCGACCGGCGTACACCAGTCCAGCGATAGCCATAATAGAAATGGGGTCAGCCATTATGTACTATTGTTACCTCACATTTAATTTTTGGAAACATACCTTTGGTGAAACATCGCGTTCTGAATTTCCGCGCGCGAAGACACCGGTTCCCACGCGATCGTGCGCACGGGCAACTTGCAGTGCACGTCCATGATCGGGTGGAGGCGATCGGCGACCGGAGTGGCATACTGACGGTTCCACCGCGTGGTGCTTTGGGGGCGGAGTTCGTCGTCGGTGTCGATGAACCGCGCCGGAGCACCCTTCCCAGCCTTGAACGGGGCCGTTCCGTAGAGCATGGTGTTCGGCCTGCACCCCCCGCACGCCATCGCCCGAGAGCCTTGCGGGTAGGCGAAGAATTGGTCGTCCGCGCGAATCTTCGGCTGCACCTCGGCGTCCTTGACAATTTTCAATCCCGGTTGGAGTTGATACGCCATAATGTTGTATTATTAATAAGTGAGATTATCTTTTGTCCCCGGTGTGCACGTCCAATCCTCGGAATCCCTCCAACTGCACCCCGCGCGCGTTCGGGTTGCACGCCCCCGGGGTGTCCCTGCACAGAGGTCCGTTCTTCGGGCCGTAGCACCACTCCGCGAACGCGGTTTGGTCGCCTGGAATGCTCGAGACCGGGGCCGTGACGAACTGCCTGGCCGCCGCCTTGCGCTGGTATTCCGGGAGTGGGGTGCGCGAGCGACCGGCGTCGAATCGGAAGGTGTCGTCGCTGAATTTTTGAACGAGGGGCTTCACCGACGAGTAGTAGCACGCCGGTGGTCTGTTCGGGTTGTCGGTGTAATCGGTCAAAAGCACGTTCGCCATGGGATTGTCCGCGGTCGGGAGGGTGCACCCGGTGTGCTCGTCGTTGGACTGCGCCGGGCGCCCGAAGGAGGAGCGCACCATTTCGCTTCGGTGCATGAAATAGAGAACCGCTAAGACCGTCGCACCCAGGACGAAGATTCGAACGTCCCTCCGGATGGCGTAGAGCGCGCACGTGGCGTAGACCACGAATCTCGAACTCGCGTTCACGCGTTCGTCTGGAGTTTGAGAGGCCGTGGGCCAGAACAGGTGGGTCTTATCGGCGCGGATGAGTTGTTTTGGATCGTCGAACCACACGGTCATATTACAATAACTTTAGATTATATTTACTTGTTAAGCATCCCGCCGAGCATGTTACTCATCGTCTTCATGAGGGCATCCTGATTCAAACTCCCACTGTTCTCCATCTCGGACGCCGCGTTTTTCGCCAACGTCTCGATCTGGGACAAGGTATCCTGTGGGATAGCCACGATCGTGGTGCCGAGCATGTAGAGCGTTTGTAGGTATTGCCAAATCGCCCCCTTCGTGTTGTCGCTCAATTTCTCATTCCAATGTTCTTTGATGTTGAGGTCCTTCAAGAAATCGATCGACGTGAGGTCTTCGGTGATGAAGGTGTCATCCTTCGAAGAGATTTTATCGGCGTACGGGGCGATTCCGGCCATGTACGCGTCCACGCACTTTCGCGGGTTCGCCTGACGCAGCATCTCGAACTGGTTCTCGAATTTCGCGATGCCCTTTTCCTCGGGAACACACTTCTGCAGTTCCGTCAAAAATTGGGAGAGCATGTCGTTGAACGCGGAGACGGAGGCCATCTCTTCTATATGATATCTAATTATCGGAAATCTTTAAATTAAAATGGATCGGTCGAAATCACCTCTCTCTGACCAATCCCCTGGGACACGATGAAATACACGAGGATGGCCACGAGGGAGGCCGGTTTCGTGTACTGGGCCAACGGGAGCGAACCCTCGTTGTTGAGTCGAGCCTTGGCGTGAATGTATAAAGCCGTGATACCAGCCGCGATAGCCGCGGCGCCCATCGGGTCGCGCAGATAGTCGCTGAGTTCAACCATACTTTAGATATATTCAGGTTTTTTTCTAGCCTCTGGGGCGTCGTTGAAGAAAGTGGGCGCGGGTGCCGGTACCGGCGGTGCGGGCGCCGGTGCGGCGGTGGGGGGTGCGTGCTCCTCCTCCTCCTCTTGTTCCTCTGGGGGTGCGGGGACTTCCGGGATCGTTTTGAATTCGTTCTCCAAACCCACCGGTGGGGCCTCCCCCGACGCGGGTGCCGAAGCCGCCTCCTCCACCCCCGGTTCCGTCGGTTCCGCAGGTTCTTCCGCGGCGGGTTCCTGTGCGTCGAAGCCGTCGTCTTCCACGACGTCGTCCTCCTCGGGGGTGGGCATGTCGTTGGACGGTTCGAGGTCGATGTTCTTGTCCTCGGTGCTCATGTACGTCTTGAGGATTTCAGCCACCGGAATCAATTCCTTGACCGTGGCCTCGATGCACTCGGTGAAACGCTTCGTGAGGCGCAAATCGCGCTCGTATTCGCTCTGTTCCTCGTGGAACACGTAGGGGTCACGGTACAAATCCTTGGCGCAATTGTTGTAACACGTCTGGATGAATACCTCGTTCGAGGGAACCTTGAGGGAGATTTTCTTATTCTCCGCCCTGAGACGAACGGAGGATAAAATCTTCACGAAGGACACGAACACCGCGGCGAGGAGGTCGGCGAACCACGCGCACCTATCGGTGATGTTATCGCTGTGATTCTTCGACATGGCGTTGGACCAGTTCGGAACTTCTTTGAGGTGCTTTTGGAACTGCAACAGAGGTTTCTTGTTTTTCGAATCCCTCACCGCGGTTTCGTACAGTTCCTGAAAAGTTTCAATCATAACTGGACACATGATCAGGCAAAGTTGCGCCGTGTATTCCTTCTTCGCCTCGCACAAAACGTTCAGTGAGTCCATTTATGATTAAAGTACATTAAAATAAACCAAAACCCCACGCACTCCCCTGCTTTCTGTTGGTGTTTCCTGTGAGGCGCTTCTTTTGGTTCGCCAACTTGCGCTTCGCGTTCGCAGCCTTTCGCCTGGCGACGTTGTGCGTCGCTTTCGACGCCTTCGACGTGAGTTGGTTCCTGTACGGCAGGGCCTTGCGCGATTTCTTGGCATTTTTCACAGCCTTGTTTCTTCTGCGCCTGAGTTCGTTGATGTTCATATATACTATTTCTTGCGATATTTATCCGCCGCCTTCTTGAGGTTGATGAGGGTGGGGAACTCCATGTCGTCGAAATTTGGCACCGCCGGTTCGGGTTTCTTCGTCGTTTTCTTTTTCTTCACGTCCCACGAGACGTAGACCTCTTGCCCGTCGGTGCCCACGAGTTGGACCACGAAACCGCCCTTCTCGAACTGACGCGCGAGCCACCTGGCCGCCTTCGCGCGGTCGAACGAGGGGAACCCCAAGACCATGCGAGGCACCTGGAGGAAGAGGAACTTTTGGTGCCCGAGGCTGACGGCGGCGCGAATCTTTCGCTCCCACTGTTCGTAAATCTTTGTGTACAATTCTTTTTTTTTCTCCTTCTTCTCGTGATCGATCTTTTCAATCTCGCGGATGTCGAGCATCCCTCTACAATGTATTCGACACTAATTTTTGACCTCTTCTAACTCACTCAACTTTGGCGTGCTCTCGGTGACGAATCGGTAATCCAAGAATTCTCTCCCGTCGCCGGTGTCTTCGTACGCCTTGACCTCACTCGGCGCCTGCACCCCAACCGGTTGCGTGCGCAGGCCGATGACGGTGGCGGAACCGCCCTTCATGGAGAGGGTGCTGACGACGGCGAACGCGAAAGGGAAGCCACCCTTCTTGAGGGCCATGAATTGGCACTCGTACAATTCCTGGCCCTCCTTGTGGTAGCGCTTGACCGTGGTGGTCTCGATGATGGCGACGCACATTTTAGTGCGCCTCTCGATCTCGGCCGCGGTTTTCATCACGAATTCATTCATCAGGTCGTTGTTCACTTTCGCCTCGACTTCTTGAAACCCTTCGAGGTCCGGGGCCTTATCGTCGAGCGCGATCTCGCGCGGGCGCACGTACCCGGACAGACCGAAGAATTCGCGTTCGAGATACGACTCTCGACTGGGGATCATGGTGATAGCGGCGACCGCCAAAATCAGGACAACGATGAGAGTCCACTTGTTCATTACTATTATATATGCGTCAATTTTTTTTCAGTGAATTTCGGAGACTACTTCAGAGCATCATGTCCTTGCTGATATATTCACCGAACTGCCCACACTGCAAACAAGTGATCGAGTTCATTCACAAGCACCACCAACTGAAACAACTCGTCACGTATCACAACGTGAACGCGCAGGGTGTTCCCCCTCAATACAAGAATAAAATCACACGCGTCCCCACGATGTTGACGAAGAATGGGAAATTCCTCGTCGGGAAGGAGATTTCAAACTTTCTGGAGAGTCTCCTGCCGTCCAAGGAGGTGACCTGGTGCGCCCTGGGCGGTGGGTGTGCGATGACGGACATCGAAAACAACGACACCGACGCCGACATCTTCAGCCTCGATGATTACGGGAAAAGCCTCCAGCCACCCATGACGAAAGACTTGGAAGATAAAATCAACCGCGAGGTCTCCGGTGTGGCGTACGAAGACACGGTGAACAATTAAAGATTTTACGCGCTCCTTCTGATAAAGGATGATGCAACTCTGCACTATTCAGGCCACCGCGGTCAAGAACGTCTTCGAAACACTCAAAGACATTTTGAATGATTGCAACTTGATTTTCACCCCGAGTGGGGTCTCCTTGTGCACCCTCGACACCGCGCGCACGTCCTTGATAGACATGCGCCTGAACGCGGAGGATTTCGAGGAGTACTCGTGTTCGGAGGAGGAGATCGTCTGTGGCATCAACGTGTGCAATTTTTTTAAACTCCTCAAGAGCGTCACGAACTCCGACGTCTTGCGCCTGTCGATCAAGTGCAAAGAATTCCTCACCGTGGAAATCACGTCGGAGGGGAAGAAGACGTCGACGACGTACGAGTTAAAACTCCTCGACATTAACGAATCGAGGATCGAAGTCCCGAACATCGACATGACCACCGTGTGCACGACGACCCTCCCTTCCGCCGATTTCCAACGGTTGTGCAGGGACATGAGCAACATAGGCTCCGAGATTTCCATCGTGCGAAAGCAAAACATCCTCCGCCTCTCGTGTGCGGGCGATTTCGCGAACCAGGAGACGACGATCGAGACCGTGGAGAACATCGAGCACGACATTCACGGGTTGTATTCGCTGCGATACCTGAACATTTTCACCAAGGCCACGTCGATGGCGAACACGGTCCAGATTTTACAAGAAAAAGAAAATCGATTTTTGATTTTGAAATACATGGTCGCAAACTTGGGTGACATTAAATTTTATCTAGCGACTAAAATTGATGAAAATCAGTAGTGTACCCGTCGAGGGTCGACACGATTTTGTGAAGCCCGAGGGCGTTTGTAATCTTCAACTTTGGGTACACCTCTCTGAGATAATCCTCGTCGTAATAGAGCACGTCGCGAAGCGCCACGCGGTGGCCGTGGAAATCGGCGTGTGGACCGGCGACGCGGCGAATCTTCTCCGTCACGTTTTTCACGGGCTTGTCGTCCTCGTCGCACAGCCACGCCGCGGTGAACGGGAGGCAGAAGGTCATGGATTTCTTCTCGTCCGGGGGGAACGGGGCGTGGAGGTCGTCGGTGACCATCTTGTACACGCGACCGTTGTACCAGTATTTCACGCGAAGAATGGTCTTCGACACGCAGTTCGGTACGACTGTGTTTCGAACATCCCGACCGGTGCAGTCCACCCAGAAGGAGGAGAGGACGCGATCGCTCCAATCCCTGGATTCGGAGGCCCAGAAATCATCCTCCACCTCGTACTTGACGTCGTGCACGACGTCGTACTCGAGGGATTCGCGCAACACGTACCAGTTCGGTGGTGTCGTTAACTTACGATACGCCGCGAAAGCGGAGGTTAAAAGATTCAGTATCATATTTAATTTATATGGAGGGCAATTTTTTAAGTCGGTACAACAACAAGATTGCCGAGTTCGAAACCATGATCGACGCCTCCTCGGCCGATCGCAAGAAGGTGGAGTCCGAGATGGCGGATTACATCATGCGGTGTCTCCCCTTCATGGAGAAATACACCGAGGAGGCGAACGAGGAGACGAACACGGACAACGTGTTCAACGCCAAAGAGACCGTGGGCCTCGCGAGGGGGGACATTTACACCGACTACCTCGTCGAGGTGGAGGGCGTGCACGTGGACCGGCCGCACGTGAACATTCGACCGATGGATGAGTGCAGCACGTGTCGCGCGGCGTCGAATATCGTGCACTTTTACGATACGAGTGAGATGGTGTGCGACGGGTGCGGCGCCGTGGTGGCCTCGATCATCTCCGACGAGTTGACGTACAGAGAGGAACAGGAGAGTTCGACGAAGGTGATCAACTACAGTTACAAACGCCAAAATCACTTCTCAGAGTGGCTCTCCCAGTTTCAAGGGGCGGAGATGTGTAACATCCCCGACGACGTCATATGCACCCTCAGGGAGGAGTTGAAAAAACTTAAACTCAAGAGGAGGGAGGACATCACCCACGCGAGGGTTCGAACGCTGTTGAAAAAGTTGCGAATGCAGAAATATTACGAACACGTCCCCCTCATCTGCTGCCTTTTGAACGGGGTGCGCCCACCGCAGATGAGCCAGGTGCTCGAACAAAAACTCCGACTCCTATTCAACCAGATCCAAGAACCGTTCGACAAAGTGTGCCCACCGAATAGGAAAAACTTCCTCAGTTATTCGTACACCCTCTACAAATTGTGCGAACTCTTGGGGGAAGATAAATTTTTGTCCTACTTCCCACTCCTCAAATCCAAAGAGAAGTTGCACGCGATGGATTGTATATGGCAAAAAATATGTAACGAGTTGCAGTGGGAATACATTCCCACGATTTAAAGGTTATTGTTGTAACATAAGTAGTAATGGATGATTATAAAGACTACTGCATCCGAGAGGCCAAGTTCCATCTCGACCGCGCGCGTGACATTTTGATGGAGGCGATGCAAGACCCGAAGAAATATCACGACGAGACTAAAAAAACATACGAGTTCATGGCTCCTTGGTATGCGATGATGATGTACTCTCTGATACATGCACCACCACCCGACGACACTCCAGAGATTTCCCAAAATTTATCAACACCGCCTCTCGAAGACCGGTGAGGGAGAGGTAGTTGCGCGCCTGCGTCTCCGCGGCCTCGTTTAGTTTAGCCACCGCTTTGAATTCTAATATGATCCTGTTGTCTATGACTATGTCCGCGCGTAAGGTGCCCACCGTGTGTCCCTCGTAATAAATAGGAAGCCATCTCTCCGACTCGTATTGTATCCCACGTTTACGCAATTCAACTTCCATGCAGTTGTGATACACCCGCTCACTAAATCCAGGACCGAGGGTGTTGTGAATTTTCAACGCGAAGGCTTCGACGTCGGCGTCCATGATGTCTAGTCATATATCGACACAAACCCCTAAGTGCCCATGCCGCCAGCGAAGCCGCTCCTGTCCCTGGTCGAAAAACAACATCATGTGTTCCTTTTTTGAAAATACATACGGAACTCTCTCGATCCCATGCTGTTCAAATCCATAAAGAAACCATGGATTGCGCTGTTATTATTGAGGTTCACGCCATTTAAGTTATTAAAATTGCCACGAAAACGACTAATGGTCGCCCGAAAGTGTGGTGTAGGCATGCGTCTCCCACGGTTCCGCGGGGAACCGTTGCGGGTGCCGCGTTTGTTGTAATACGAGACGATGTCTTGCCACAGCTCAATTCCTTTTGTGATGAGCTTTGAGTTGAGTTGTCGTGTGTTGTCAAGTGTGTTTAACCATCCATTATTGTAATTAGTGGCTCGCGCGATTACCGGTTCAAGTTTGTCCTGGAACTTGCGAAGGCGCTTGACCAGTTTCTCCCATTCCGCCTTATCCTTCTTCCTGACGTCGTTTGAAAGTTGGCTCTTAGTTTTGGCGACGCGCTTGCCGTTGACTACGTGAGTCAGTTTAACTCCAAACCTCTTCGCGTTTTCTTTGAGTGTGGCCATGTCCGTGTTCATTTTGTTGGTATACCATACCCTGGCATTTTTTTACGCGAATCAGAAATTCTCACGGTACGCACACACGCTTCGTCGAGTCATGCTTCCAAAATGTAGTCATATATCGACGCAAACCCCTATGCCGCCAGCGAAGCCTCTCCTGTCCCTGGACGAACTCGTGACCTTTGCGTGCACGCACGGGTCCGATCCTCGACACCTCCGACTCGTGCTCGGGATGTATAAACTAGAAGAGATGAAGATGGAGGACCCGTGCGGCATCGCGGCTTGGTACGGCAACCTCACGATACTCGCCTTGCTCCGAAACCACGGGATCCCGTGGGGGCGATCCATGGAGAGGGCGGTAAACA